CCACTGGAGACTCGTTCTCCAACTGAGCAATGCTCTCATTAATAATATCTTCAATAGCTGTATCAACGTCTGCCATCCCGGCTATGTCACGATACCTCTTAATTAATTCAGACTCGGTTTGGGCAACTCCCTCCAAATCCATGTAGGTGCCGTAGTAACCGCCTGCGCGTATACTCTCAATAGCACCGTCTTCGGAAGGGGCAACAAACGATTTCTCGTTTGAAGCCTTATCCTCTTTCCGCTTAATCTCAAATCCAAATAAATCCATAATTTTATATCCTGTTTCCCATTACTGGGGCCAACCTATGAGTTTGTATAATGCTGGTACTGGAAAGTAACAGTAAATTCTTCAATTACATCGTTTTGTGCATATTGTAATGCAATCTCAGACATGTTAATCGGAAATGCATCATGTAGAAGGTACGTTCCTAATGGTAATGGGTCATCATTTCTGTCTAAATGTTCGACTGTTAAGTCCACTTGATATTCAGATGGTGTCAATGCTTCAGCACCGTTGTCTACCTTGTCATTCATTATTTCCATCCATTTTTCAAAGGGCCCCCTCAAAGACTGATTAGTATCATTAATGATAGTAATTGTCCATGGATCAAAAATCCTTTCGCCTGCTAATTTAACTTCCCTTCCTCGGTATTGTACAATAGCTGGGTTTACTGTAGAAGCTGGTATCGCTGCTCCAGAAACCAATACAGAGTAGTCGCTTTTAAGGCCCGCTGCTGCTAATGTAGGGAATGCCAGAAGTACACGAAACTGATTGGGACGTGCGCCGCCCTTTCCTAGTTTCGATTTAAAATCTTTTATGTTCATCTTTATCTCCTTTACTTATATGTATATTTATACGTTAGCCGCCGATCTCTTCGAAAGCTACGCCTGTTCTGGTTGCTATAAAATTCAAAGTGATAAAGTTAACTGACTTGGCAGGTTTGATGAAAATATCAGCTATAAAATTATTGCCGTCGATAACTTCAGCAGTATTATTAGATGTATTACATATTACCTTAAAGTCGTATATTCCTCTACGTCCTTGAACGTCCCTTAAGAATGGTGTTATAATAGATGTAAACTGTGCTCTTGTAAATGCATCATTGAATTCAAACAACTGATATTTAGCTGCTGTTGCAATGGCTTTTTCAAGTACAATAAACAATCTTCTGACATTAATTCTATCAAAAGCACTAGGTGCTCCTAATAGTGTTTTGTCGCCGAACAATACAATCCCGTTTCCAGGGCTGTTAATTATTGGGTTAACTCCAATCTTATACAAATTGTCTCTATTAGTCTTGTTGGGGTTCCAGGCTAGCTTTACTGCATTCCTGATCTGTCCACGATTAAAACCTGCTGGTGAATACCATGGATCACGTTCTTGGTCTGTTGTTACACATAGTCCTGCAACGTCTCCGTTTAATGGTACCCATCTATACGCATCGTTGTAGCGATCATACATGTATTTCCAGTTACTATCCATTACACTATAACTAGTGGATGCTAATGCACCTTTGTCACCTGTTATAGATGTCTCTTCATTATTACTGTTATTAACAACAGAAGCTTGTAGAGGTGAATGGAATGAGATACAGTCTTTTCTGACTTTAGAAATATTGTCTTGTACATACTTTTGGTCTACTAAAGAGTGGCCTGCTGTAAGTACTAAAGCAATATCTGTTTGTTCTTTATCATTAAATAAAGCGTATCCAGTTTGGATATCACCTGAAGATGCTGCTGCTGTAATACCACCAGTTAAACTTACTGTAGCTTCTGCTGCTGTAAATTTACTAGTGAATGTTGTTCCAGATGCTGTTGATCCGAATGTTGCGTCGCCTGCTGGATGATCTGTCCAATAAATAAAGCTTGACTGTCTATTAACGACATCTTTATAGTAAATTGAACCACCGTCTAATGCTTTAGCATCTGATGCTTTTGAAACGCCTTCAAATCTTTCTAGAACAGTATTAACTGTGCCTGAAAACAAGCCGTCTTCGTCAATAACAACAATGTGGAATGCGTCATTTGAGCCGCCTTCTGTTGTTACTCTTTGGCTACTATAAGGTGCGCCGTCAAATTCATTTGCATAAGTCCAGCCTGCTGATAAGACTGCTGTAGCTGTTGCTCCAGACCCACCGCCACCACTAAAGGATATTGTAGGTGCTGATGTGTAGCCGTTGCCGTTATTAGTAACAACAATAGCTGTTACCGCTCCACCTGAAACAGTTGCTGTACCAGTAGCTGTAACTCCACCAGCCGGAGCTGCTGAAAATGTTACTGTTGGTGAACTAGTATAAGCAGATCCGCCTGCTGTTACTGTGCCGGATGCTATTGAGTTGGTATCGAAATTACTAGAATCTGCGAATGCAACTTTTAAGCTGTTTCCTATAGCGCCTGGGTACTTAGCGGCAAACATTCCGTTTGTGCCAGATCCTGTGCTATGATTATTTGTGTAGTCGTCTGCATTAGCAATAAGGACCGCTGATCCTGATGCTACTGCGTTACGGGCTGCTGTTCCTACAGCTCTAACTACTTTAAGGTTGTTACCATATGCCAAGAACGATGCCGCAGTAAAAAAGTCTACTGCTGTAGCGTTATCGGGACGGTAAAAACGTTGTACGAGATTATTCTCTGAACTAATTGTTGTGATCTCTTGAGTTGGACCCCACTGGAAGTTACCTACCATAGCACCTGTTGTGGTTGCTACGGCTGGGACTACACTAGTAAGATCTGTTTCTTTAACAAGAACACCTGGTGATAGCTGAAATGCCATGTTTTTTCTCCTCGGTTTATATTATCTTATGAATGATACACAAGTTTTTTTTAATATCATCCAACTATTTATAAGATTTTTGTTTTATACTTCTCGGTAAGTGTAGACACATAATTAGCATTGTGTACACACTACCTATTGATAAGATCCTTAAGTTTTTTCTGCAATGCTACTGGATTATATTCGTCTTCCAGTAACCATACATCGCCACCTAATACCTCAAACTCTGGTTCTCCGCCATCATATCTTATGAAAGGAGTTAGATTAGATTCTATCTCTCCAATCTGTGTTCCATATAAACCTTCTCTTGTGTTGACATCTACCATGTCTTTAAAGAACGATTGTCCACTTAGCCACCCAAAAAGAACCATACACATAACTAAATCATCGTGATAACCTTCGTCTGCTTGATACGATTGACTCTTCTCAACAAAGGTTGATATCTCTGATATTATATGCTCATCAAAGATCAATAATTTTTGTTCCTCAAGTAAAGATTTGAATGTAAAACACCCCTGTCTTTTAACTTGTTTAGATGTATTGACACCTAATTTAGTACTCTTTCCGAAACCTGGACTAACATACTGCCTTTGATTCTCGGTTACAGTACTAAGTATGTTATCGTATTCTACTTCTCCATGTAGAATCTCTACTACCTGTTGGCCAATGTCATTAGTTTCAACTAAGACAAACGCATCGTTGTAGTCTCTACCCAACTTTCCTATTATATCTGGAAACAACATAGGGGCTATTTTATTATCTCTAAACTTAGCCACTACCTCATAAGGCATTGCTGTAATATCTACAACAACACACGCTGAATAGTCTCCACCTATACCTCTAGCAGTATCTGCTACAATAGTATAGTAATGTTTTTCTTTTGGTTCTACATATATATCTAAACCATTCTTTTGATATATTGGTTCTTTTGAACTCAATCTACCAATTGTTGTAGCATTTATTAAAGTATTTGTAGACCCTAGAAACTCACATAAAACTTCTTGATTGAATTTAACCTCACCCAAGAGGCCTTTCTGCTCTTCCAACCACTTCTCATCTCTTCCAGGAATCTCATAGTAAGGTATGAACATGTTTTTAAACCCGTTCGTACCCTTCTCAGATTCGTTCCAAAATTTCCAAAAGTGATTATACCCTAGTGGTGTGGACGTTAATAGTATTTTTGTTGTCTCACCCGCTGAAATTGTAGGGTATACAGATGTAAAGAACTCATCCGCTATGTTGTTAGGTATGATTGCTGCCTCATCAATGTACAACCAGTTAACTGATTTACCTCGAATTGCTGATGCTGTTGTAGCTGCTGATAATACTTTACTATTATTCTCTAACTCAACGTCACCCTTGTTCCATACCCTAACACCTTGTTGCATCCAAAGTGGTAGATTTTCGTACATTATCTGGTACCTGTTAAGTACCTCTCTAGCAGCTGATGCTTTGTTAGCCATGATGGCTACTGTTTTGTCTTCTTGAAATATTGTGTAATGTAATATACACGCAGCTGCTGTTACAGTTTTCCCTTGCTGTCTCCCTTCCATTAAAATTACTTTTCTCTCATCCATAATGAGATCCACTTTGCCTTTTTGGCACGGGAATAATTTAAATGGTTGTAATCCTTTGTCTAGTGTAACGATCTTTACATAGTTTTCTATAAAGTATTTTGTATCGTTCTGACATTTAATATATTCTTCGATTTCATGTTGTGTGAAATCATGTTTGTAAGCTAATGGTTTAAGATTAGGATTGCCGTGATACGATGATGCTTCCATTATTCAACTTCACCTTCTATTGTCTTAAGGTTTTCATCCTTAAGAGCTCTTAGTAACTCCTTAGTACTGCCTACGAATAAATTGTTTGTGGTGCCTGTAGCGCCTAATTGTTTGGCCCTAGGATCTGATGCTGAGATACGTTTACTTTTCTCTTGTATCTCTAACATGTCCTTAGCTGTGTCCTGTAAGTTTTTAATTAACCCACCTGCTACTTCAAATGCACGTGGTTGATCTGAGTTTCTGGCAATGTGTAGTATGCCTTCAATAGCCTCAGCGTTATATGCCTCTGCCTGTTTTAAAATAGACCTAGCATATTGCAAATCTTCTTCTTGTTGTTGTTGGTGTAACGCTGCCTTATCCTCTTCTGTCATTACAACAGCAGGAACAGGGCGTTCTGTTTGTATTTTTCTTAGGTTCTCTTCTAAAGCTTTGGTTACTTTCTTAGTGTCAAAAGTTTCATCCAAGTCTTTAAACGTATTAGGTTTCGAAGGTTTCATCAAAAGTCTCCATAAATGTATAGTCGTCCAAAGGCGTAGCAGTTAAAGGATTAACGGAAGTTGTAAGTGTTCCTTTATCGTTTAATGTAGTGCTAAATAGTCCTTGTGGATCATTATAAACACGGGCAATGGCAGTTTTAATAACTTCATCACTACCAACGTGGCTGTAAAAATTCAATCTCATTGTAAAATTCAATGTCCATACTACACTTAGTCTGTTTTCAAAGGCTCCCTCATACTCGTCCTCATATCCAACATTGTCTAGTGTAATTTTAATATCTCGTTTGATTCCCATTTCAGGTAAATCGTTTATTGTAACGTTAAAGTCTGGGTTGAAGTATGGAAGTACTTGTTCCAATGCTTGTAACCCATCATCTTGGTTCTTCGCAAATATATATAAAGATAAATTCATGTTAAACGGAGTGGAATTAAATGCTACTCTTACAGTATTAACATCGTCTCCTACACCAACTGATTTGTTCTTTTGTATTACTGCTGTCTTTCTTGCTGGATCGTATTGTAATCCTTGTATTTCAAACCCCATACGAGGTAATGTAATAGCCACTTCGCCTGCTGTACTTGTATCTGTTACCCTTGCTATCCTTGTCATAAACTTTTGTTTAGTAGAATATGCTAATGGTATGCGTAATGTCTGAGCTACTTCGCCAGCTGCGTTCTTTCTTTCAATATTTATATTATTAAATATAGTACCAAAAGCAATGATAGCCTTTCTTATGTGACTATGGTAAAATTGTTGTCCCTTAAACATCTAAAAAGCTCCGTAGGTCTTATAAATTACTGTGTAATGGATATTAAGGCATACTGTATTAGCACTATTACTCATTAGTTAATCTCTCCAAACGGGTTCTTCTCACTAAAGTCTAATATACCTTCAAGTGTTAATAGCCTATCAAAGTCTGCGTTGTCTATAGGTTCAGACGTTGATACTGAGAATGCTTCATTAAGTAATGATCCACTATCTTCCAAAGTAAATAACCCACCATCTTCTAAAAATATCTGATACTCTAACATGTCCTGAGAGTACTTCGTTTCTATAGCATCTATTGCTGCTATACCAGTATCTAAATCTTCTGAGCTGTACTCGAATAGTTCAACTGTTATTTTAAATACATAAATGTTACCTGCCTGGTAAAAGGGATTTTGGAATTCAACATGCTTAATCTCAAAAAGGGATTTTGTTTTGTCAAAGTATATTAAATCGCCTTCAGAAGGTCTGGCTGTTTGTGTAAATGCGCCGCCAGTAACTTGGACCATGTCTTCCCATCGTCTCTTAGCTAGTATAAAGGTAGCTTGATCTCGGACTTCCATTCCGAAACGTGTAAATATGTCGCCCTGTCCCTCGTACCCATTTACGTTGTCGAGATACATTTCCAAAGGATAGGCTGATGTGAATCTAGATAAGGTATCCTCATCAAAGATTGTGTTTTTGTTTACTATAGTTCTTGGTAGGTAGAATGTATCGTGGCCGTATATTTTAAGGCTCTCGATAATAAGATCTTCAATAAGACGCTGTTCGCCTGTATTGCCTATCCCACCACCATTTTGAAAAAAGAAATTTGTAGGCATGTTTTTACCCTATCATAAACGAAGGAGGTAGCTCGTACTTTTTCTGCATCTCTAACTCTATCTGCTCTATCTCTCTAATAGCTTCGTTATAAATTGTCTCACCGTTTAATGTAACTCCGCCAGGCATTTGTACGCCAGCGAACTTCTTGAGGTTCTCACCCCATTGTCTTTTAATTAGTGCTGTTGAATATTTCTTAAGAAACATATCATCATACACTTCATTGTATGTCGCAGGATCTACAATAGCATATGCTTCTGCTACAATAAAGTCCCCGATGTTATATGTTTTGTCCCAATCGGTATCTACATATAGTCTGTTGGTTTTTCTGTTCCAACGTATTTGTCTTTGACTTACTAGTAACTGCTCTAATGTTGACAGATGAGATCTTACCATTGTATAGTAGATCATGTCCGCGCCCATTAAGTTATATAAGTCATTCATTCTAAACTGATACATAAGATCAAACAGTTGTCCGTCTTTAGTAGCATTTGTAGCTGCTCCACCGAAATTAAATACTTTTGTTATTCCGATAATACCGTTACCTATAGGTAGATATCCGTTTTCAATATCCCCTTTCTGATAAAAGTCATTAGCTGCTATAGTAGCAGTGGCACCTGATAGATGCCCTGTTACCGTCTCACTTGCAACATAGGTGCCAGTCTGGGCGTTCTCAAAGTAAAGGAATTGTCCAGTAACATCAGTAGAATCAAACTTGGACAATGCCCCGCTTGTTCCACCTGTTAGTATGTCTCCCCTTACGAAGTTCCCGCCCAGATTAGCTGATAATTTAAGACTCGATCCAGTGACTTGATGTTTAACGTATGTTCTTTCCACACCATCGAAATGATACTCTTGGAAGAACTGAAGGGCATCATCAACTCTATCTGATACTTGGCCCTCTTCTACGTTAATCTCAATAACAGGATGCCCTAGTCTCCTAAGGCAATACTCTGTTAATTCTGTCCTACTTGATAAAGCCATTGCTTATTCCTAGTTTAATAATGTTCCAGCTGCATTGTATATCGAAGTACCTGTAAGTGTGGCTGTTGAGCCTTCACCTGGTGTATGTGAAACAGTAATACCGTTTCCACCTGATACTTGCGTCATAAAGTTACCTGTTGTATCCGTACCTAATGCAACACTATTGGCTGCTATAGTTGTACTTATACTTATATTACCTGTACCATCAAAGTTTGCAGTACCTGTTACATCGCCGCTTACTGCTATTGCTCTAGCTGTTGCCAGTGCCGTAGCTGTTGCTGCTAATCCAGATGTTGACTGGTTACCGGCTGCGTTAACACCTGGCAAGTTGATCGCTGCAGTACCATCAAATGATACCCCACCAATTGTTCTTGCTGTTGCTAATGCCGTAGCACCTGCTGCTAATGTTGAAGTTGCTGCGTTACCACTTGTTGCTTGGTTACCGGTTGCGTTAACACCTGGCAAGTTAATATTTGCAGAACCATCAAATGATACCCCGCCTATTGTTCTTGCTGTTGCTAGTGTTGTTGCTGTGCCTGCGTTACCAGTAGCTGTCCCAGCTGAACCACTTACATTACCTGTAACATCACCTGTTACGTCACCAACTAAGGTAGCGTTAAGGGTTTTGTTAAAGTTCCATCTATCGTCTGCTGAGGTATAAGTTAATGTTGCTGCTGCTCCATCTACTGTAAGTCCACCGCCGTTGGCTGCTGCTGCGTTAGCCGCGCCTTGAGCTACTGTGATGTTTAGATCTGCAACTGTTAAAGTTGAAGAGCTAACTGTTGTTGTAGTTCCGGAAACTGTAAAGTCTCCTGTTACTGTTAAGTTATCTGATACTTGTACATTACCACTTCCATTACCCGCTAATACTAAATTAGTATCTGTAGATTTTGATGTAAGTGAATCTGCCGCTAAGCCTGAACCAAATGTAATTGCATTACCTGCTGAGTTTGTGATATTGCTACCGTCCTCAATTTGTAATGTGCTTTTAACAGAAACAAGCCCTGAACCAGTAGCGTCTAATTCGACATTACCTGATCCTGATGTTTGTACTGATACGTTTTGGTTAGCATCAGCTGAGATACTAATTGTACCTGAGTTATCTTCAATAACCTTTTGTCCATTAACATACAATGAACCAGGACCTACGAATACGTCCTTCCATTGAAGTGATGAACTACCAAGACTAAATGTATCATCAGTGCTTGGGAATAGGCCTGTTGAAGTCATACTCATAACTTCTGTTCCGGCTGCGTCGAATCTAATAGTATCTTCGTCTGCTGACTCTTCTACCTGTATTTTCGTATCGCCGTCTGCATCTTTTAAACCCTTCGCTATGATTGTGTCAAAGGTTGGTGTTGCAGTTGTTACTAAACTTTGATCTATTGCCTTCACCGCTGCTAAATCAGATAACTCGCTATCCATAAGAGCGCCTGCTGCTGTAACATTTGTTGTATCTGTTACGTCTGCTGCTGCTTCAATGGCATCTAGTTTGCTATGATCTGCTGCTGTAAAGTCATTAGTTGTTAATCCCCCATCACCTACGGTGTATGTGGTGTTAGTATCTGTTGCGTTAAGTGTTGTCCCAGTTATAGACAGGTTACTGCCTAAATCTAAGAACGCTGTAGCGCCAGCGCTATCGTCCCAGAAGACAATTTGATCGTCGTCTGGATCTGATAAGGATTCTAATCCTAAGTGGGATAGGTTAACCGTAACTGCTCCGCCTGTTCCTCCACCTGAAAGTCCTGTGCCTGCAGTAACACCCGTAATATCTCCAGCTTCTATCTCTGAAAATTTTGCGAGTCTATGTCCGCCTGCTGTTGAACCGTCATGTACGAGGACTGTATCTAGCGTAGTATCTACGGAAAGCTCACCCACGGCACCTGTAAACGAACCGTTTTGACTCGTTGTGCCTCTTCTAAATTGTACCTGTGTTGGCATGATTTTCTCCTAATATTTTAATATGTTCCGCCGTCTATGCTAGATCCATCGTCTAACGCAGAAGCTGATATTGTACCTGAAATATTCCCTACTGGAATATCCCCTGAAATGTTACCAGCTGTTGCTAGCATGAGTTCTGTACCGCCTGCGGTACTTCCATCGTGGACCCTAATAGAATTGTTTGTAGTGTTAATAGAAAGTTCCCCAACTGCACCGGTGAACGAATTGTTCTGGGTGCTGGTTCCTCTTCTAAACTGTACCGTAACTGCCATAAGTTTCTCCTAGTAGTATGTTATTATACGCTGCCAAGATCTTCAGTTGCCAGTCTAAACTTTATGTTCGTTGATAGATCGTAAATTAAGTCTAGGTACTCGCCAAACGCATCAGTACTTAAAGCCGAAGCCACGCTTCCATAATCCCCTGTAGGGAATGTGAGAGCAAGATCTTGTTCGCCGAAGTTAGCAACTTTGATTATTGAATCATTGCTGTCTCTTGCATAAAGTGTTTTATCTACGGTGTTGATCGCTACTTCACCTACGACTAGATCACTAGTTGTTGGTACTGAACCGCTCGTTTCCGATCTTTTTAATTTAATTACTGCCATTTGTCTTTTCCTATTTACTTAATGTTTACTTTGTGTCTTTAAGTTTAGGATTAGGAATCATCGGTAACGGTCCGTCTACTTTAGGGTTGTAACCATTGGGCCTTGGAGCCCTTACCGTTTCCGGTATTCTTGGTTTATCTACAACCTTTGCCTTCTCATCATATGAGAAGTTAGTTTCCTTTACGTTAGCCTCCGGAGCTTTTGGCTCCGGGACTTCCCTCAATTCCTGTAGTTCCTTTGTCTGTATCTGTATTGATTCAGTTAAAGCAACTACTTCCTGCTCTTTTAGACTTAATCTAGTTTTGAATAATAAGTTTTCTTGGGTCAACTCGTTAATCTTGTTCGCTAAGTTATTAATATATTCATTGACTAATTTTTCATCCATTTCAATTACCTTAGTATTGTTTGTTAATAATAATTACTAGTAAGTACCGCCGTCAAGAGCACCAAATGCTGGTGTTCCGTCTGCGCCAGCTATCATTACTTGACCTGCTGAACCTGCTGCTGTTACTTGTAAAGCTCCTGAACCATTACCATACATAACACCTTTAGATGTAAATGTACTAGCTCCAGTACCACCGTCTGCTACTAACAAGTCTGTAATTCCTGTAATAGTACCACCTGTGATAGTAGTGTTACTATCCTCAAGGTGAGCTACAAGTGTTGCCACTGCATAGCCTGTACCACTAGTGTTAACAGTAGTTGTTGGTGCTTCTTGTAGGTCTTTAAATATTTTCCATTTACCACTATCGTTAGCATCTCTGAATAAACCACCGTGTATATCTTGCGATCCACTAGTGTCCATCAAACCATACAAACCAATGTCGACGACATCGCTTGCACCGTTACCTGTAGCAAGAGAGATCAATGGATCTGCTACTGCTAAAGTTGTAGAGTTTACTGTTGTAGTTGTACCTGAAACTGTTAGGTTACCTGAAACAGTAGCGTTTCCGCCAATTGTTACATCGTCTGGTAATCCAATAGTGATTGTGTTGTTTGAAACTGTTGTTTCAATTTCGTTTGCTGTACCCACGAAGTTAAGTGTGTCAGTACCTACTGTTACAACATCATCTGAACCAGAGTCGCCACCGATTGTTAATGATGAACTTGTAGATGCTGTCGAAACACTTGTAATACGTCCTTGTGCGTCAACTGCGATAACAGGAATAAGTGAAGCTGAACCATATGATCCTGCTGACACTGCTGTGTTATCCAAGCTGTGTGTTACTGCGTTTCCGGAAACTACTGATGTAATACCAGTTCCACCTGAAAGGGTGAATGTTTCTGAGTCTGTAATTGCACCAGTTCCAGAATCACCGGCAATGCCGACGTCTGTCATGTGAGCTTGTGCGTCTACATAATCCTTAACAGCACCTGAGGTAGGGATAATTGTATCACTATCTGTAAGTGTTGTTTGGAATTCTGTAGCTGTAATCGTACCGTCTGAAAGTGATCCGAATGTAACTTGACCTGTCATGTTAGCTGTTGCGCCTGCAATGCTACCAGTTATGTCGCCAGTTATGTCGCCAGTTACATTACCTGTTAAGGCTGCTGTTACTGTGCCAGCTGCTATGTTACCACTACCGTCTCTTTTTACAAGAGTTGAAGCTGTGTTAGCATTTGTTGCTGCGTCTACGATGTCTGTGTAAAACTTACCACCGAGCTTTTGAATAACAGCGTTACCGCCACTATCAATCGACTCAGTATAAAGTATAGCACCTGCACCGGAGTTCGATCTATCTTCTGCGTAGGCCAATTCCCCTTCGAGTAGGTCTGAAGTAGCTGGAGCTGTTGAACCAGTACTTCTCTTAATCTGAATTGTTGTTGCCATTTGTCTATTCTCCTAGTTAAATGTCTAATTAATTTTGCATGTTATAATATAAAGCTTTATAATATATACGTTAATTAAAACGTTCCACCATCAATAGCTGCAATGGATGCTGCAACAGCGCTTGCTGGTGATGCCTCCCAATTACCGCTTGTTGAATCGTATACCAAAGTATAACCATTCTGTACGTCCGTCGTGTCTACTCCCTGCAAGTTATCAATCTTTTGTGCCGTAGCAACTTGAGATTGGCTTGTAGATGTAGTTATAACTCTGGTAGATCCAGTACCTACTGAAACTTTTACATTGTTACTTCCTACGCTTACATTAACTGCCATTTGTATTCTCCTTTAAGCTCTGGTAACATTTGGTGTTACTGTAACCAGGCCTTCCAAAACTCTTAAAGTCTCTGTCGAACTTGCTATCTCGACATCGTAAACGTATCGGCCTGCTTTAACTGCTGCCGTTTCCGTCGCCGTGAGTGATAAAGTAACTACGCCAGTCGCATCTACTTTTGCTGTAGTAAAACTAGTAGCAGTTGTAGCATCGTATGACTTTCTCATTTGACTTGTTACTGTGTAGTAAGTCAGGTCTTTGGCTGATAAATCGTCGTTAGTAAGGTTAACAGTCATATTGAATGTTGTACCTTGGTCTAAAACAATGTTTGTCATTACTGCCATTGGTGAGTTCTCTTTAAATTACTTGTTCTTCTTATTTATAAATAATAATGATTACAATGAAAACTATTTTAACTTTAAAATATGGCACCAAATATAGTGCTGAAGACGTGAATTCGATATACGAACATACCGATGGTGTGTACGATTACATCTGTGTAACCGATGATCCCTCAGGGCTTAACCCTAACATTAAAGTTATTTATATAGAACACGAACCCGAAGGTAATATGGAGAAGCTTAAACTTTTTCAGATTAAGGCTGATGAGGGGGAGACTATATTATATTTAGATCTTGATGTACGAATACAAAAGAATATAGATCATCTATTCGACTACTGCCAGCACTATCCAGTAATCGCATACACTTGGTGGAAGGATAAGGGTATTGATGAAATGCCAATAGATGAGTTTCCATACCACGCCAGCGAACCTTTAAGCAATTTTAACTCTAGTATTATGTTGTGGAAAGATGCAACGCATATTTGGAATCATTATTGTGAGAAACAAGACGAATATATAGTTAAGTATCCTCACGGAGATGATACATTTTTATACCATGAGGGATTTACCTTTGAACACTTACCCGATAAAGAGGTGTATTCATACATGTTCTCAGGTAGAAAATACAGACCTGAATATACAATATGTCTACTAAATGGGCAAGACAGATACCCGGAGATTGAGAAAGAATATGATGAACTTTGTTTGCATAAAATGGGGCGATAAATACGAGCCTGCATATGTAAATAACCTGTATCGTATGGTACAGAACAATTACAAGCATGACTTTACATTTACCTGCTTCACCGACGATCCCGTTGGATTGGATTGCGACACAAAACCTATACCCGATATAGATCCTCTTCACCCTAAGTACTGGTTTGGAATAGAGAACTACTGCTGGGATAGATCCAAGTTCCTTGTATTCAACTCGCATAACTGGTTGGGGTATAATGGAAAGTGGTGTTATATGGATCTTGATATAATAATTCATAATGATATATCAGATCTAAACGAACTAGCATTGAAACCTAGAATAGCACACTCCAATTGGCAGGATCCTAAACAGTTACATGATAGGAAATTCATAGACATCAGAGGGACTTATCATAATTCTAGTCTCATGTGCTGGAACAGAGATCAATGTGAACACATATTCTGGGACGTAATTCAAGAAGAGCAACAAATATTCAGAACGTTCTTTAAGGGTACAGACAATTATCATTTCTGGAGACAGAGAGAGTTTTGGAATAACATACCTCACGATTGGTTGTACAGTTATAACCATGGTCTTAAATATCCAGATGATTTAGAGCGTTATAAATATAGAGAAGACTGTAAGATATGTATCTTTAATGTAAATAAGATTAAAGGCCAGACTCCACAGTATGAGATAAATGAAATAGATGATGAACAACTTTTGAGACATTGGCATGGTAACACTAATAGCTAATCAGCTAGACGCTAAATATAGTCAATCACATATAAATGCTTTTTATACACAAGCAAAAAAACTGATTGCTGATCCTTTTGACTTTGTTGTCTTTGTAAACCAAACAGAAATGAGTCTGCTAAACACAACCAAAAAGAAAGACGGGTACCTACAAGGGATTACATTCCATGTACCTAAGTACGGTAAAGACTGGATTGAAATTGATATTATCCAGCATACCAAACCAGGCGAGCGTAGTCTACTTGTAACACCAAACGTTATATTAAACAATCCTGAATCGTTCTTTAGTTATAAGTCAAAGGGTATTGACAAACTATATCTTGAAGACGGAAATCTGTGTTACTTCTGCCACCGTAATGAAAAGGTTGAAGGCATATTATCTAAGTGGAATGAGATGGAAGACTCAATGACGTTTGACAACCACTCCTTTGAAGATGCGTTCTTTAGTAACATTGTACCAGACTTTTCGTTTATACAAAATACAAATCACAACTACCCAGAAAAGACTGAGGGCGACATAGTTGTATTGCCTTATTGGTATTCAGATTTCTCTAAAGAACAATTAGAATTAAATTACAACAGAGAGGCAGATCTATATCCTTGGCTACCCGAAAGAGTAGAGATTGAAGCAATAGGACCTACTGGACATTTAACTACTGATATTGTTGAAGATGCTTTTACTGTAGACTTTTGTGAGAAGGCAAGACTAAAAAGAATTAAAATGGTAGGACTTACACAAGATCCTACTGATAACCCAGAGTTGTTTGACATAATACAATACCTAATGGGTAACTGGGGCGTTGCAGTTGACCTTGAAACTGATGGTATTAATAACGACATGGGATGGTGGCGTACATTGGGTATGTTATACTTTACAATAACAAATAATATAGCTAACATTACATTTAATATTAATACCTCACACCCAGACGAAAAGATACTACGACATGCAGACGAGTTACTTAAGCAGGGTTGCAGAGTCTTTTGGAGTTACACACAAACATCGTTGACGCAAGAGAATGATGTTGTAAGAGCTAAAGAGTTATCTAAAAGACATCTTTTTACAGGTTTTATATATAATGATAAAATCGAACCAGAGAAAGTGGTTATAGAACCGAAGGAAACCAGTGAAATGCCAGACTATAATCTCATTACACTTGACACTCTACAGACAGTTAAACAAGACGACATATATAAAGAGAGAAAGATAAAATTTGCTCCACATGTTAAATGTGAAGGTAAGATTAATAATCAATTTTATTTAAGTGCTAAAGGAAATGTATTTCCGTGTAAGCATGTAGCAAACAATATTATCTCAGCAGACAGATCTCCAGAACATAGGACGGAGTTGATGTATAGTTGGGACAAGAACAATATTTGTAATTATACATTAGAAGATATTTTTACTAATGATTTTTACAAAGGGTATTTTAATAATTTATTAAAGTTGAACCCGATAGTTATTCATAATGAACAGGAAGGCATATGTTAAAAGTTAAAGATGGTACGGTGATTGAAGGTAGTTTTAATGATGAGGAATTCATTCCTATTGTAGTCAACTCAGAATTCTCCACACTATTAGTTCAAATAGATTTAGAAAATTTCGAACCAAAGTGTGTTGAAATTACAATGTTGCTTGCAGGTGAAGGCAAACAATACGGTACAGATTATGTTATTGTTAGGAGAGCAGTAAGTGAGAGTTAATATTGTATGTGCCAAGTGGGGGACAAAATATGGTCCTCACTTTGTAAACAAATTAAAGAATATGGCAAAAAGAAACTGTGATCCAAAACACGATTTCCATTTCTATTGTTATACTGATGACTCCGAAGGCTTTGATGATGACATTAAGGTTATAGACTTCCCAGATATTCCAAACATACACCCGAAGTATTGGTTCCAAAAAGACGAATTTAAATATGGCATGGCACGATGTTGGGATAGACCTAAAACATTTGTATTCAATACGCACAACTTTGCTGAAGATAAACCTACAGGACGTTTTGTTTTCTTTGACTTAGATGTAATCATACAGAATGACATAGAGCCTTTACTTACATACAACATGGAACGGCCTACTAAGTTAAGATCTTGGTGGCAAGATCCTCGTCCAATGAAGACTCGTAGATTTAAATTGGCACATGGTGCATACACAAATGGCAGTTGTCAAGTATGGAGCGACGATCAGGCAGAATGTATATGGGACGATGTATTAAAACACCAGGAACAGATATGGTTTACATATACAGACGGTACAGACAATTATCACTCTTGGAGATGGGGAGACTGGGGTAAGAAACTATGGGATCACTTCCCGGCAGACTATGCTTACTCGTATAACCGAGGCCGTAGTTGGGACGATGACGATTTAGAAGTTGACATTTACAGAGAGACTCCAATTGTATGTGTATTTAATATTGATCTACTACCGTTTGAGGATGCTAGTAGAGGACACACAAAACAAGATGAGTTAGCAGACCCTGCGTTATTGAGGCATTGGGTATAATGCACATAGAGTATTTAAATATCTATACGGTTAAACATGGTACCAAATACGGCTCCGCGCATGTTAACAAGATATTAGAATCCTGTAAGCAGAATTTGTCTTACAAGTTTACGTTTCATTGTTTAACTGAAAGTCCTAAAGGATTAGATGAAGACATAGTAGTCATTCCTCTTCCTAAAGATAACAAGTTAGAAAAATGGTGGAATAAGATGTACTTGTTTGATAGCAACGTTGTAAGACAGAAGGGTGAGAATCTTTTCTTTGACTTAGATGTTATCATACAAAAAGACATAGATGATATAGCTAATTTCGATCCTGAGGATTGCTTAGCTTTTGGCCAAACACATTGGCATGATTTAGAAACTATGGCAAAGAACACAGAGCATGTTCCTCATAGATTCACAGATTTAAATAGTAGTGTATTAAGATGGAACGATAACCTGGATACAGAAAATATATCGTTATATTTTAAAGCACATTTGGAAAAGGTCCTATGGTACTATAGGGGGATAGATAACTTCTTCATGCACAAGGGTGTAGCAAGAATTAAATATTTTCCAATAGGGTGGTTTTATAGTTACAATCACGGGTACATATATCCGCATGATGTAGAAAAACAAGTGTACAGACAGATACCATATGTTTGTTTATTTGATTCAATGGGAAGAAAAGAAGATGTTAAATTTTAATTTTTTAAACAGTATGCAATATTGGGGAGAGGGTTTAGCCAAAGTCGAGCATGAAATGAAACACAAGCACGATGACTTTAGGCAGGCGCTTAATCCGAATACTATGGAAGGGGCTATTTGGTTAGTTGAAGAGCTAAAGAAAAGCCTAGACAATTACATGAAAGACGAGCAGTTTAATATTCTTATATTAAATAGCTGGTTAGGAGTTCCTTTAGTTCCACTGCTGTGTGAGAACTTGTCCGTAGGAGAAATGCACCTAGTTGACATCGATAAAGAAGCTTTAGAGCTCTCTAAGGTCTTTAACAAGCATTATAGCACTGAAGAATACATAAAATTAAATCATTGGAACTTAGATGTTCCCTTCGCTTTTGATGAACTTAATCAATTGAATGTTGATATTGTAATTACAATGGGAGCAGAACAGATGTTTCCATTACAGGATTTAAAAACAGCAAACAAACATGCAGTATTTGCTTGTCAATCATCTAATGTTATTGAAGAGATGTATGGTATCAACTGTGTGGATAGTGAGAAGGCTCTTATTGAGAACGTGGGTCTTAAAGATACCATGTACTCAGGTAAAACAAAACAATTTTACTATGATTGGAATGGTAAAGTATACTTCGATAGGTTTATGGCAATTGGCACAAAATAAAAAACTGAACGCAGCTTTAAAAGAAGCATCCTTCGATACTTTTATAGGAGCAATAATAATGTTCCCTTTAAGTGTATTCATAATAAAAGTTTGTATAGAGTACGCTGAAACCACAGCATTTATGGCTGCGTTAATTAACTTTATATCTTTAACTGGAGTAGCCATCGTGAGGAAAACCCTAGTGAGGCTAAGGTTCTCCAAGTACGATGTGTTTGATTAGTCTCGTTCGCCGATCTTTTTAAACTTACGTCTAGATTTACTAAACTGTTTTAAAGGACTCTTAAAGACTTTGTCATTGTATTGAACCAAGTGTCCAGTCTTTTTGTTAACGTGATATATTCCATTTGTTATATTCACGCCATCCCAGTCAGTTACTTCTTGTAATATCTCAATCATTTCTATCTCCTATACCCCAGTCAATTACTACTGGGAAACGTGGAACACCATCTGGTGTCTTCTCAAAATATCTAACAGTAACCCAAGTAGGTTTTACTTCCTGTTCAAGTAATGCTTTTAATACAGCCTGTTGTCCTCTAACTCCACTACCGAAAGTTCTACCATCGCCTAACTCTAGTTCAAAGTGTTTGGCATATCCCGCCCAGTTACCTGAACCCTCTAGTACTTTAACAACATTAAACTCTTCGGTAACAAACTCTTTTCGTTTAAGTAGATTCTTACTTCTTTTATTCTCATAAGGTGTGTCGTTACGAACCATTTGTCCTTCGTATCCTTGCTCTGTGTATTCTGAATATAAAGTATCTAGTTCGTCTTGGCTATCACACCATGTTGTTGTAACTAATTTAATACAATCACTGCTACGCCAAGCCATAAAGTCTTCATTAAGAAAGGCATCTCTATCTGAAAATGATTCGTTGTCTAAATCTACCATATCATATACATGATACTGAACAAGTTTTTCTGCCATTTCTTGTTCTTCCTGTGAAGGTTTTATTTTACGAACTAGACTTGTAATCTTGTTGAAGTCTGATTTTAGTGCGTGATTATAAAGTTCACCATCTAATATAACATCAGGCCACTCTTCAAAGAAAGCTTTTAGATCATTGTATATGTGATTACAAGTTGTAATCTCTTTTCCTGCTCTTGTATAAAGGCCGTCTTTTCTTGCAATACATCTAATACCATCTAACTTAGGTTGACTGAAACCATTAGACTGAGGTCTTTTAGTGTAGTCATGTGCTAGTTGGGGTTTAAACTTATCGTAAGAATCAACAAGTGAGATGTCTTCAAAGTATTCTTTTTCTACTTTCTTATCCCACATTGCTTGAGCTTCTTTTTGTGCTTGTTCAGCATCTGTAGTAGCATTTGCTTTACCTTCGTTCTTGCCGTAAGCATCTTTCCAACCACTAGTAACTAGTTTGCCGTCTTTAATGCCTGCAATAGTTCTAGTAGCATTCATCACACCATTAGAATATTCGACTGTTAGTTCACGAATGTTTCCGTTCGTGTCTCTTTTGTATAGTTTGTTTAAAGGAAATATCATAGTATGTAGACTCCATTTGAAAATACTGTCTGCCAAACAGCTAGGGCTAGTAGTACTAGGATTCCTGCTGCAAGTAATTTAACTAAAAACATTAACATTCCTGGTAAAAATTTAAATGCCAAAAAGCCTATTGCTAACAATCCGATTAGTTCTAACATTAAGCCACCTCTAACATTGAGTAAGGAACATTGACTTTTGAAAGTCCTCTTCCTTGCCAGTTCATTTCAACAACACATTTCTTAGGGTTCATCTTAACAATCACCGCAGAAGTAGATTTAGTCTTTTGAACTACATTTACTTTCTGTCCAACTGAAAATTGATGACACTTGTTCCATGTCGTTGAGCCGCTTTTCAACTGATTTGCAAAGTTCACAATCTGAGTCAATTCATCTTGATTCATTGTTGACATTTCTATTTTTAAAGTTTGAATATTCATTATTTAGTCCTCACTATTTTTGTTTGTTTCTTCATTTTATACCGTTATTATAGCACCCTAGGGACCATAAGTCAAGCATTATTTTAAAAGAGTTCCAATTGAGTTGAAGTAACTTCTACCTTTAATTGGTTCATTGCGTTACTGTTTAGGTAAGCAGTTTTCCATCCACCTGACGGCCATTTAGCATAACCAATCAAGTAGTAATCTGCCTTAATAGTAGGGTGAGCGGTTGCTTTCCCAGCATCTATTTGTAACACTTCACCTGTTAAAACACCAGCTCCTGATGTCCATGTTATAGTTTGCCCTACATTCGCCCAATTACTTACTCTCATATTCTCACCTTTTATTGTTTGTTTCTTCATTATACCGTTAGTATAGCAAGCATAGGACCAAAAGTCAAGCACTTTATGAAAAGATTTCAACTCTTTTTAGGTGTTAAATCAGTAACTTAGGAGAGATGATCTGCGGATTCGCCCGAGATATCCTCAATCATGTTGCGCCACATGTCGATTTGAGGGATAACATAGGCTAATGTGATGCGTGGTTCGTGTGTTCCAGCACAATGATAGTACACTTTCTCGGGTTCTCTGCCCTTGCCGTAGTATCCTACCTTACAAGACCAACCACCAGGATCATCCATAGTGACTATCTCATGTGTTTTGGCGTCCCTGTACTTAAAGAAGCCGCCTCCCTTCTCTGTATATGATAGAAGGATATTATAACCAGAGGCGTTCCAGTTATTGTGCCACCCCATATAACCATCAACTGGATAGTATACATGAACTGCCTCATTTCTAGCTCCTAGAAACTCCAATAGTGTAGATGACATTTGTTCGTGTTTAACTCTAAAGTTGTCAGGGCATAGGTGTTTTAGTCCCATTAGATCAAAGCTTCTAGAGATTTCGGGATATCCTACATGTGCGCCATCCTTTTGTAATATCTTAGCTAAATACTCAGGTCCACAACAATACTCCATATCAACTTTAGTGTCGTTCTTTTCGTTTTCGTCTGATAACTTATTCAATGGTTCCAAGTCTTGACTAAAAAACCAATCGCTGTAGGGCGTAAGAATATCTAAGAGTTCATCACTTATATCGGTAAATATCATAGTGGTGCACTCCTTGAATTGTGATCTTTACTAAACATTAATTTTTCTGCCGTATATTGTTCTTGCCATGTGTAATCATATCGTGTAGATTTGTTCTCTATTATATTAAGATCGCTATCAACAAAGCCTACTGCTGTTATGTTATCACACTCTTTAATTATTATATCTAATGATTGCCAAGAGTCGTCTGGAAACAATTCAAAAGCTGGCATACCCATGACTGCATCTCCTACACCTGTTTTAGGATCATTGTAATCATAACCTTTATCTTCTAGCCACTTAGCAAAACCTGATTCTTCATCCATCCTATATAAATCTAATTCATTGCCAGGACCTGTAAGACATATTTGTACTTCACCTGACATAATACAATGTTGTGATATATTACCATCATCTATGTATTCGTCTCCATCGTCAAACACCTCTCTAAGTGTTTTTCCTGTTTGTGCATAGTATGGAACGAGTGCGCCCCATAGTATTCCTGACTTTCCCCAGTCATTACTATGTTTGTCTTCATAATAATATTTTATTCTCTCCTTGCGTTTAACTCCATCCCAACAGAAACTGTTGTAGCTTATTCCTGTCCAACCATATGATTCAAAATCTCCATGCCCAGGTGATATGGCGTGTACATAACTTTCTATTTCATGGCAGGCATTATTAAGGCAATGTGTAGCCCAACGAGTATGGTTATCCATAATCTCATACCACTTACTTACACTCCATGTTTGTCCTATAAGTACCTCGAAGTGATGATGTAGTTGATTAAAATCATCACGAAATAAATCGGGAGTCCAACAACGCTCAGGTGTAAAGTGTTGTGTTATAGTAGGAAAGTCTGTTAGTCGGGTATTAATAACTTCAATAGCATCATTAAGTTCATCACATATCTGTTGTACGTTACGACTCCATGGCTGATCTTTTGTTTTAGGAAAGCCTTTATTCATAAAACGTTTATCTAGAAGTGCGTATGATGTTTGATTATCTATACCTATATAGTTGGATATAAGTGTTTTCTTCCAAAACTGAGATATATGCTTATCATTAATATTCCAATACATGGTGAAAGCACTCTCACCATTAGAATACTCTACAAAGAATCGTTCATTATCAAGTGTCTGTCCAATCATAGACGACCCTTTCTATTCCCAGCAGTTACTTCATGTTGAGGTATAGTGTAGTGATAGAAAACTATATCTTCGTCTTCTAACTCTTCCGGGTTGTGTCCGTTGATAAAGTTCCATTTAACATGTAAGTCTTCTCCCCATCTCACACCATGATCGCTATAAGTTAAAAGCTTCCACATGGTGAAGGTGTCCCACTTACGAGCTGCCTTAGGATAGTCTCCAATTGGAATTGTCTCGTCCTGCTGTTTAACATACTCTCCCCACCAAGAATCCATTAGTCTAATTGTCTTTGGATTATTTCTGTATATAAACATGCCACAGTGCATTGTCATCTCTTCCGTATTAGAGAGTTTCGTTAGCGCTGCGTTGTATGGTCTAATCTTTGTGAACAACAAATCTAAATCATCTGGGAGTTGATCAAACACATCTGCAACTGCCTCATCCTGACATACCATATCGGCATCCAAGTAACAAGTCTTACCCTTGTATGGTGTTTGTCCTAACGCCCATAGTTTAGCTCTTATATGTTTAGGAACTTCCCAATGTACAATATAGTCTGCGTGGTTCCAATCGCTTGGTTGTATCCAAGATTCATCATCTGTATAGACTGTAATGTGTGCTTCAGGCCAAAACAATTTAACTGACTCTGCACATTCAATAGCTGCTTTATAAAATCTAATAGACTTAGATGCTACTATAATAAATCCATTATCAGGGAAGTCCTCAGGCTTTCTTAGCATCTTCACCAATAACTCCTATCAGCTTAAGTTCTTCGGCTAGTAGTATGCTAGTTAACGCTTGCACTTCTAAAGGCGTTTTAGCTTTACGAACTAGTTTCTTGAGGGTATTGTTTTTAGAGCTTTTAAGCATTGGTATTTCAAATGCTTCAAGCTTTACATTGAATAGTTGTTCTTGTTTGGCTCTTACAATTTCAGCTTCGCGTCTTTGTAAGCGTTTCTTGATGTGTTCATCTCTACGCCTGACACCTTCTGCTGTATTAGCATCAATGACGTCTTCGCCATATTCTTCTAGTACTGCTGAGTAGTCTG